AACGCTTCAATGTGTATTCCGGCAATTTTTAACTGTTATCATAAACACTATGCTTACCAGCAATAAAGCCTTTTGTACCTTTGGTTGCGCGCAAAAGCCCTTGGCTTTTGTAAAGGTCAATTGCGTGTTTGATATTTTGTTGATGTGTTGTCAATTCCAAATTTTCAAGGCGGTTATCTTGCCTGTTAAGGTTTTTATGATTAATTTCAAGACCTTTTGGTATTTGACCGTTAAAAGCCTCCCACACAACGCGATGGATAGGACGATGTTTATATTTTCCTTCTTTGCTCGGCGTAAAATAAACGTAAAAATCAGTCCCAATCTTTGTTTTGACGGGTCGAGAATTAACGTCGCCTCCCCAAGTTTTTCCATGCTTAATGGAAAAAACAGTTTGGATGGAAGTCATGCCTATAATGGCAGCGGCTTTAAGCGTAGCACCATTGTCCAACGCCAATTTAATATGCTCAACAGCAATAGCACTAAGGCGTTTACCTCTTGCTATTCGTCGTACATTTCCAAGTTGGCTAATTTCATACAGCCCTTCGTAGCCAAAAACAGGTTTCCATTGTTCCATGCTTATCTCCCATTTAACATAAATAGGAGTGTAGCATGAAGACGCCTATCTTAGGATCGGCGTATGTTGCCCGCAGCGTTAATGCTGCGGATAACCGCATGGTGAACTTGTTTCCAGAACTTATCCCTGAAGGCGGTAAAGAGCCTGCGTTTTTACAGCGCACACCTGGGCTGACTACGCTCGTCACCCTTGACGCTAACCCAGAAGAAGTGCGTGGTCTGTGGGCGTTAGGCAATTTCTTTTACGCTGTTTGTGGCAATACGTTTTATAAGATAACCACCTCTTACGTTGCGACTGTTAAGGGAACTGTAGCGGGTCAAGGACCGGTCAGCATATCTGATAACGGTACTCAGATCGCAATTGCGGCAAACGGTCCTGGCTACATCTACAACACAGCAACTGATGTGTTCCAGCAAATTAGCGACCCAGATTTTCCTGGCGCGGTGACAGTTGGTTACTTAGACGGCTATTTTGTTTTTAACGAGCCAAACAGCCAAAAGATTTGGGTGACTACGCTACTCGACGGTTTAACGATTGACCCACTAGACTTTGCCTCGGCTGAAGGTTCGCCTGATGGCGTTGTCGGCATTATTGTCGATCATAGAGAACTATGGGTGTTTGGCACTAACTCGGTTGAGGTCTGGTACAACGCCGGTACGCCTGACTTCCCGCTTCAGCGCATTCAAGGCGCGTTTAATGAGATTGGTTGCGCAGCCGCGTACTCTATCGCTAAGATGGATAACGGCTTGTTCTGGCTAGGGCGCGACGCCCGTGGTCATGGAGTTGTATACCGTGCTAACGGATACACAGGCCAACGCATCTCGACCCACGCAATTGAGTGGCAGTTGCAACAATACGCCGATATGTCGGATGCAATTGGCTACACATACCAGCAAGACGGTCACGCCTTCTATGTGTTGATCTTCCCAAGCGCTGATACAACTTGGGTCTACGATGTCGCAACCCAAGCGTGGCACGAACGCGCCGGCTGGGTAGATGGCGAGTGGACAAGACACAGAAGTAATTGCCAAGTATTCTTTAACGGCGAGACGATTGTAGGTGACTTTCAGAATAGCAAACTGTACGCTATGCGTCCAGACGTCTACGCTGACTCAACCCTACCCCAACGCTGGCTACGCTCTTGGCGGGCGCTCCCTACGGGTCAGAATGATCTTAAGCGCACCATACAGCACAGTTTGCAATTAGACTGTGAGACAGGTGTTGGCTTAAGCGGTGATTCAGCGTTTCAAGACATTTATCTAGCCACTGAAAGCGGTGATTTTTTAATTACAGAATCAGGCGATTACTTAATTATTGACGATACGTTTTCAGTTGTGCAGGGCGCTGATCCTCAAGTCATGTTGCGCTGGTCTGATGATGGAGGTCACACTTGGTCGTTTTTGCACCAGCGCAGCATGGGCAAGATAGGCCGTTATGGCCACAGAACGATCTGGCGCAGGCTTGGCTCGACAGAAAAAATACGCGACCGTGTATATGAGTTAAGCGGTACAGACCCCGTTAAAATTGCTATTATGGGCGCAGAGTTGCTGTTATCGCCGACGAGGGCATAATGGCTTTACTAAACGTCACCAACATCCCTTCTGACCGTGTACCGTTTATTGATGAACGTACAGGGTTAGTGTCAAGGGAATGGTATAGATTTTTATTGCGTCTATTTGATATTACGGGCGCGGGTAGCAACACGATTACGTTAGAAGATTTGCAAAAGCTACCTCCTGACGCTTTGATTTCAGAAGTTGCAGAAATTCAGAAACAGATAAACGCTTTAGAAGTAATACTTAAAAACCCTTCTATTGAGTTAATTAGTGAGTTGGTGTCAGAAGTCGCAGAAATTCAGAAAGAAATTGAAAGTTTGCAATCCGAGCCTTTAGCGTCAAATTTTATTGATTCTGCAACCGTTACGATTGCGCCTTTTAACATAGTTTTAACGGGATCGCCGTTTACATACCAGAACACAAACAGCTATCCGATGGACGTATTGGTAGGCGGCACAATTGGTGGTGTAGTAAAGCTAGAGTTTTCAAGGGGCGGCGTTACTTGGTACGACACGGGTAGCTTTTACGGAATGTTTACGTTAAGCCCGTTTGACTATCTTAGGATCACATACAGTACTGCGCCGACAGTAACCGGCATACCGCGATAAAAAGGAAATATTATGGCTGTAACCGTAAGAGTACTTGTACCAGCAAAAACTGCTGAAAATGCGCAAACTACGCAATACACCTCTGTTGGCGCAACGGTCATTATTGACAAGTTTACCGCAACTAATTACAGCGCAACCGCTGCGACGATTAGCGTGAATTTGGTGACTGCGGCGACCGTTGCGGGCAACGACAACCTGATTGTTAAGCTCAAGACCTTGCAACCGTCTGAGACGTACACGTTTCCTGAGTTGGTCGGTCAAGTGTTAATGGCTAGCGGTTTTATTTCGACCTTGGCAGGAACGGCATCTGCGATTAACATTCGGGTATCAGGCAGAGAGATTACATGATGGCACTTGTGCGCAAAGCTACGATTGAAGATTTACCTCAGTATGTAATGCTTGCGCAAGAGTTTCACGCTGCTTCTCCCATGCATGGCTCTATAGCTTTTGATCCTGAAGGATACGCTAATTTTTTTACTGGCGCAGTGCAAAACCCAGATATTGGGCTTTGGTTAGCTGAATCCGATAGTAAAGTTGTAGGCATTACGGGTGCTATTAATTACCCATTGTATTTTAGCCCTAGCAGTAATGTAGTCCAAGAGTTGTGGTGGTGGTTGACACCGGATGCCAGAGGAACTGGTGCAGGCGCAAAAATGTTTGACTGCATTAAAGTTTGGGCAAAAGAAAAAAATGCTTCCGCTATGTTTATGATTGCACTAGAAGATGATAGGGCGGGTAAAATGGAAAAACTATACCGACGCGCAGGGTTTAAACCTTTAGAGCGCACATTTATTAAAGAGGTAATGTAATGGCTATCGCAACCGGAACCGCACTTGCACTTAGCGCCGCCGCTACCGTTGCTGGTAGCGCGCTGTCAGCTAGATCCGCAGGGCAAGCTGCTAACACACAAGCCGATGCAGCAAATCGCGCTGCCGAACTTCAACAACAACAGTTTGAGCGCGGCGTTGAATTGCAAGAGCCGTTTCGCCAAGCGGGTTTGCAAGGTCAAAACCGGCTGCTGACTTATCTTGGTTTGGGTGGCGAAGGTCAGTATGACGACACAGCGTATAACAAAGCTTTGCAAAACTATAACGCAAATCTTGCTAACCTTGACCCGTCGCAATTTATGTCTGGTGGTACAGGTGGCGGGTATTACACTAGTGGCAGCGGCGAGTCTGATCAAATCCCAGTTTACCAAGAAGGAACTGGCGGCACGTTTAACCAAGCCGCATTTGACGCCGCCCGTGCTGGGATTGTCGCACCTAATCGTGAAAATTTTAGACTTGCTGGTGGCAATGTTAATGACCCTAACTTTGGCAAATACGCTACTGCTGAGTATACGCCTGAGATGTTTGCCAAGGGTATAGACCCAGGCTATCAGTTCCGCCTTAAAGAAGGTATGCAAGGTCTTGAGCGCAGCGCTGCTGCCCGTGGTGGCTTGCTATCCGGTGGTACGCTTAAAGGCATCCAGCGCTACGGTCAAGACATGGCGTCGCAGGAATACACTAACGCTTTTAATCGCTATCAAGCCGAACGCACAGGCACGTTAAACCCGCTTCAATCACTAGCGGGTGTCGGTCAATCTACGGCTAACACGCTTGGCACTATGGGCATGAACTACGCCAACCAAGCGGGCGAGGCGTATCAAGGCGCAGCTAACGCAAGGGCTTCTGGGTACGTTGGTGCGTCTAACGCAATCAACCAAGGTATTGGCGGCATATCTAATATGTATTATCAGAATCAATTGTTGAATACGCTTAGAAGCCCTACGCAGAACGCAATAGCTCAGTATGGCAGAGGTAATGTTTATTTACCAGGTGGGGGTGGAGCTACTGTTCCATCTGGTGGTATGTACTTTACTGGCGACGAATAAAGGATAAATTATGCCAATTAACCCAAACATTGCACTAG